AGTGGCATCAGCCAACTTATCGATGTACATCATTTCCATCTGCTCGAACAGTTTCCGATTCTCGGTAAATGCTATAGCAGTATCAGCCGCCAACCGCGCTGCAAGTGCATGCACAAATGGTGCAGGGTACTCGTCTGTGTTCGTATTCCGAAAGATGAAATGCGCCCAGACCGATTCCTCTCGGGCGACAATGAAATTACCCTCTTTGACCCACCTAGCGTTCTGTAAGTCGGTAGCCTGTAACTGATCATTACTTGGCCGATATACCCGTTGCACCCGAAGTACGTCACTAGGAATTAGGAACTTATTGGGTGTCCCGAACTCTGTGGGTGCCGCAACCGGGGCCAGTACCTCACGACGAATCGCGAAAGTCCAAGCATGGTCAGCTAGTACCTTATCTCGCGACGTGGCGTAGTTGGCATTCATGATCTTAGCCTCGGTTTGATTATCCCCGAGGGAGTTGATCACATCTTGCCCGAGCCACGTCAGAGCGATGTTAACAATTTGTACTTCATTAGCCATTAGATTTCACCTGCCTGAACCTTACCGAAGACAGTAGTGACCTCAGAGATCAATGGTCTGTCCTGTGATATAATAATATCCCCTGCACCCGAGCCAAGGTCGACAATTTCAACGTCGCCTGTGACAAATGGTTCACCAAGGCCCATCGGTGTTGACGGGGTACGATCTTTAGCTGGTATTCCCTCCACCAGTGGGATTGCTGAATCATTCAGTCGCAGGAATACCTTATTCCACCTGCGCTTAGTTGTCTGGGACGTACCCTTCTGGTTCAGGCCCTCTAAATCCAGTAACTGGAAACTATTGGTGTATATAAGTCCCACAAATGCCTGTTGACCAAATGCCGCTGCCTCTACAACAGTAGCGGTACCCGCGACAGGGGTCACATCGGCTAATACCGTCCAGAAAAGTTCCTGACTGTTAGGGTCCACGGCCTGCATTACCACGCTACATACCTGATCATCCAAATGATCAAGTCCTACCATTATACCGGTAGCGTCGATATCAACAAATACTGCCGAATCGAGAGCCTGACGACACCCGGAATTAAACGCCAATTCTTCAACACGCCATGTTCCCTCGCGCTCAACTAACATCCAAGCAGTTGCGCCTCGAATCGTATTGACTATCGTGATAGACTTAATGAGTCCATTTGTCGTTATTCGATAAAATCCGATTGCTTGTTCCTGATAGTAGTAGGTTGCTGCTACAATACTACCATCGCCCATTATACATAGATACTGGTAAGCTGGATCATCAGCCCATACCATTTCAATAACACGGGTTCCGAACAGGTCCTGCGCTAATAGATTAAGCTGTATACCATCCCAACCAAAGTTTGTGCCGCCCTCGTCCGCGAAAGTACGGAGTTTACGACCAGACGGGCTAGTATAGACAAGCTGCCTACCGACACCGACCGGCTGGACGCAACTTGCTCCCCATTCGGTCTGGAGCGGGAATCCAAAGTCATTGTGGAGGAGTACATTGCCAGCAACTGTCGATTCCCCAACAACTTCTGACACATCAGTGTTAATAACCAACTGCTTTTTATCTGATAGACCTGTTATCACACCCGCGACCGAGAGCGGGAAAAGAAGAGGATCGTCAACTGCTGTTGGCGTTGACCCGTCGAAATCGACATAATCCCCCGCCCTTGACCCCCAGATAGTTGCCCTCTGGGATGGGATATTACCCAACCACAACCGCCCATCCTTAATTGCGACCCTTGATGGCCAACTGTTAGCTGCCCATGTATTAGGCACTGGTGCCACGAACCCACCGACCGCTGTAACATCCAACCACGTCCAAACTACACCATCAAACTTTAATTGGTATGGCTCCACGTTGTTAGGATTAGCAGTAAGCCAAAGTTCCCGTTCGCCCGGGTCCATGGCAAAGTGCATGCAAGCCAAGTCCTGTGCCGTATAAGGCGAGACAAACTCAACTGGGGTACCTGACCCACCGGGTAGAGCCGTTGTGACGGTAACTGGGCCAAACTTGTATATTAACTGGTCAACAACCTCACCACAAGTAAAAGGATTAAGTGGAGGTATAGCCAGCCCGTTCCATCGGACACCAATACCAATCCAATAGTCGGTTACTGCTGCACCCGGGATAAACCCAAAGTTGATGTTTTGTGATCCTACGTCAAGAAATGGTACAATTTCCGAATGGATATCGTCTAAGCCGACAGCGGTTCCTACCTCAATCACAACTTCAGCATCCGCCATTGTCGGTGCGCCCATATCGTCTTGGTCGCAATCGGTCATGGTTAACAGGACATCAATATCAAACGTATGGGTAAGGATATCCGTACCGGCAGGGACAAGAATGTTCTGTCGCAATTGACCACCAACCTGTGCCTCCGGGATGGTGATAATGATCGTGAATTCAGGGTTAGTGACGTTAACTATCTGGAACGAATCCTCAGCCGGTAGCCAAGTAACCGGTTGAGCAAAAGGTTGCCCCGCTTCGGGGACATCGTAAAAATCGTCATCAAAACCCCAAAATGTTAGCTGGGACTGATAAGTAGGATCAGTTACTAGGTTAGTGGATTCACCACCGATTGCTTGTAGACCTGTGTCACCATCACGGACGATGATAAAGGCATCACCTACCTCAACGACGAAATCCTCGTCAAGACCTATGGAGAAGGTAAACAACCTCGCCACGGTATTGCGTGGGTCCATATCGTCTTTGAAGGTGGTTCCGTCACGTAAACGGAGTGGTCCCTGCACTTGAGGAACCCAATTCTCGCAGAACTTTAACGCCTTGTTATAGATTTCCGTTGATACACGACCACGGACGTTCTTTGAAATTTCGCCAGCACCAAACGATTCTTGTATAGGCGATAGTCTCATGCTATCAAAGCGCCCCCAGAAGTCCAGAAGGCTAATTCCTTATCATTGAGGGTAAGTTGGGTGTGCCCATTAGCGGTCAATACATCAAACCACATATCATTAATGGGGGCAGGAGTAGTGATCGCTACTTTACCTATAAGCATAGTGTACCAGCGATCATTCAAGGAAAGACCGGTACCACCCTCCGTTGCCAACCACGCGAATAGCATATCATTGGTAGTAGGAGGGGCCAGAGGTACAAGCACCCGTAGCGCCTCAAAGCGCTCGTCGACAAGAGACGGCATTAGTAGCCCCTACGTTTAGGCTGCTTCTTCCGAGTCTTCTTCCGCTTGGGACGGGGTTTCATCGCCATCGACGTGCTGAACTGTTTCGCCACCTTGGACATCCTCGTATTTTGCTAACCTATTAGCCAGATCAGCATTGCGTGTGCGGAGGTCTTGAAGCTCAGGGGTTTCCTTACTTTCAAGAATCCGCTCGTCCCGCCCGTCAAGATGCGCTAGGATTTTCTCCAACGATTGCGGCGTCATCATAAACGTGTTAGCGATAATGTTCGCTGGTGTTCCTGCCGCATGCATCTTCTTTATTCTGGCGTATTGTCTTACGTTTGCACCTACTCGCATAGGTTTTCTCCTTATTGTTAAGCAGCTATTGTAGCTAACTCCTCCCTGATATACTGGCGAATCCTTTCAAGTTGACCTCTCCGATTCGTTGACGAACCGGCTCCACCAGCACCAGTATTACTGGTACCGCCTGAAGTTGTACTCGCGCCCGAAGCTGCCCAACGATACTGGACGATTATCGCGTCCTCGGTAAGAACAGGGTGAAGCGCACCATCGCCAATGACCACGTTGCTCTTGAGCGAGCCGTTTACATCGACAACGGGAAGATGGGCAAAATTAACAAGACCTGCACCCTCCGGGTATTGAGCCTCCCGAAGTGCGTCGAAAATTTGCTGGAGGGCACGATCAATAACCATGCGGAATGCGGTGCCGGTCCACAGGTTATTCCCAACTTGGATCACTACTGTATCGACAGCAGGGAGAACGGGAATCGCTGGATTTAGCGTTGCCTGTACGATGCTGGGCCGAATTGCGTCTGTGTCACTAACCGTGAAACTCTCACTCACAACTTTCTCCTGTAAAAAAGGGGTCCCGATACCGGGACCCCAACTCACACTTCGCCAGAAGTACGGGTTAAATCGTATCCGCTAGCTGGACTTGGACGATATGCTCGTCCTCAACCCTCACACTGCCGATCGTCATGAACGAATAAATCCGCCATGCGAAGCTGATAGAGGGGTCCTCGGCAATTCGGGACGTTATGTCCCTATTGACTTGCAAACCGAGCGCTTTCTTGGTCATCACAAAGCAGTCGATGTCGGTTCCGGGAGCGGTCGGGTGGTTCAACCGTGTGGATACAATCCACTGGTATCCCATCCAGTTGTCCACGTAACCCATCGTCTGCAACGGACGCACAGCGTTAAAGTCGGCACTGGTGGCTTCCGTCAATTGCAGAAGCTTTCTGGCCTGTACCGGGCCAATAACGAAGCATTTCGGTTCGTCGGGATCAATATCATTATCGAGGAACCTTTCGGTGACCTGAGTAATGAGATCGAAATTGAGGCTGGTGTCGTAAACATCAACCGTGACCCCGAACACCTTTTGAGCGGCGGGGAATGGATTGGCAACACCCAACCCGTCAAGGGCGGTTCCGGTCGCAGCACTGATGATTTCATCATCGTACGCTCGCCTCATAGCATAGCCTTGCGACTGTGCCAGATTTGAGTTTGGGTCGATGATCATCTGTACGATATCTTCTTGCTCGGTTGAATCACCGGTATCGTACGTGACAGGGACAGAAACGCGTCTTGACCAAGGCCAATCCTGAACAGGAGTGGCTTGTAGACGGGTGGATTTAACTTGCGCCTCAGCTGTGCCTAACCGTTCCCAGTTATGCTCTTCTGAGTCGACGCCTCGTTCGGTTACTTTTGCTCGCAACCTTGAAGGCATCTGTTGCGCAAGGTGCCGAAGGATACTTTCGTAAGTAGATACGAAAATATTGTCGACTGTATTAACCATTGAAGGCTCCTACGCATGTTAAAAGAAAAGATTAACGCTAGGAGCAACCCGGGGTTACCGGACCCATCAGCTAAGGCTCTTAGGACTCTTGCGAGCAACCCTCGTCTGACTCTACCCGCGAGTATACCACGTCCGGGGGGTTTCTGTCAACCCTTCGCAATAGATCAGCATAACGCTTCCAGTTCTTCTCTTGTAACTTGCAGATTTTAGTCTGCTCACTTTCCGGGCGATTAGGATTTAGCACACAGAAGTCCGGTCGGTCTTCATAGATTGCACAGAGGTTGTCCTCTGTTAAATTGATACAAGCCCCGTCACCCCGGTCGAGTTCGGGGGCTTTGAAACCGGCTAACTTACAACAGGCCCCGCATTTCCAGCATTTAAACTTACTGACCGGCTGCGGCAGCACGATTCAAATCTACAACCCGCTGTATGTATTCCTTATGCTGCGGGTGGCCAGCATCCCAATAGGGTCCCTTCGTATCCGCCATAATCTCAGCGGACCGCGCCTTGG